GGTTCCGGAAATTGGTAATGCGCTCATTGCGGTCATCACTACTCTTTGCGATGTGCTGATTGCATGTCTCCCGAAAATCGAGACCACACTCGAAACGTTAATCTATGCACTTTGTGATATGCTGATTAACTGCATGCCCAAAATTCTGGAAACGATTGACGCTGTTTTCAGTGTCATTTTCTCCTATATCGGTTCCAAGTTCGGTGCCCTAGGAAAATGGATCAGCGAAAAAGTTCAAAATGCTTTTGACGATGAACACGGTGTTGAAGCAGGAAAAGAAAACGGCCAGTATGTTGCAGAAGGTTATGCAGATGGTATTGAAAAAGGTACACCCGGCGCGGTTTCTGCCGCTGCCAATCTGGCCAAGGCGCAGGATGAAGCATATCGCGAGTATTGGAGAATTGCATCACCATCTAAACGTGGCGCTGAAAATGCTGGATATATCGTGGCCGGCATAAATCAGGGTATCAGCGATAACATTGGTTCTGCTGAAACCATGATGACCACACTTGGCAGTAAAATGGACGGCGCTTTCCGTGACGAGCTGGGCATTAACTCCAATTCGAGTAAAGGCATTGAGGACGGCCAGTTATTTGTTGGCGATGTTGGTAATGGTGTTGCCAACAAGGCGGATGGCCTTTGTTCTTTTATGGAGACGCTTGGTTCCAGAGCGCATAATGCATTCCGTGATGGCTTTGGTCTGAAGGGTACAAAGTCTACCGGAACTACTACTCAGCGCACTTCGGCAGAGATCGAAAAAGAGCTTGAAAGTATGGTCATCAGTCCGGGATATCGGGCACAACTGGAAGAAGAGCTGAAAGCGGCTTATGCGGCTGAAGGAAAGAATCTCGACGAGTTCGATTGGAGCGAGTTCTGGAAAAGCGTTACAAACCCCGATGGCGATTCTGGAAAAAATGGTGATGGCAACCCAACATCGACAGGCTCCTCCGGCACGAAGAAGACCGTAGCCCAGCAGATCGACGAAAAGTACAAGACGAAGCTGGAAGCCAACAAGACGGCCCGGGAAGTGCTGGACAGCGAATACGAGCTGTGGCAGACCGAGAACCAGTACAGTGCGGACGAGGACACCCTGCTGGCAAAGAGGATGGAGAACGCAGCGGCGGAGATCGCGAACCAGACCGACCGTGTAGCCATTGCGCAGGCAAAGTACGACGAAATGCTGAAGCGCTGGGGCGGGGACAAGACCGAGACCAAGGAAGCCTACGCCAGCCTGCTGAGCGAAAAGACCAGCCTTGCGAAATTGCAGGCAGACCAGTACACCGGCCTGTTTGAGGACATCACGAAGCGGTACGACACCGACCTTGACACACTGGAAAAGGAATATGCCCTCTGGACGGCCCAGAACGACAGCACTGCCTCGAAGCTGGACAAAATCGACCGGGAGACCGAGTACCAGAAGAACGAGCTGGAAGTAAAGCAGAAGAAGGAAGCCAAGGCGAAGGAGCAGTGGGACACCCTGCGCCAGCAGTACGGCGAGAGTGACCTGCGCACAAAGGAAGCATGGAACGACTATCTGGACGCGCAGACCGAGAGCCTTGAACTTCAAAATGACATTGCAAAGCAGGGACTGAACAAGCTGGATGCTCAGCTTTCCGCCATCAAGGACGAACAGAGCCGGATGCAGAGCCGCATGGACCTGCTAACCAGCATCTACGACGATGGCAGCCTGAAAGACCGGGAGGACGCCTACAAGCAGGCGGTAGAGCAGTACGGCGAAAACAGCGCTGAGGCAAGAAAAGCAAAGTATCAGGGCATTACCACCAGCATCCTCGGCACGGTGGAGGCACTGCAGAACATGAATGCCGAGCTGGAAAAGACCCGGCTCATCCAGCAGCAGCTGGCGGACGGCAAAGACCTGAACGGAAATCCGCTGAGCAAAGACGATGTGAACGACCTGAAGGACCAGCTGCTCTCCTCCCGCAGCTCCATGGTGAGCTTTGCCGGTGCGCTGGCAGACGCTATGGGCCTTGAGGACAATGCCAAGAGCGCGGTGGTACGGCTTGCCAATGCCATCCAGAAGAACTGGCTGCCCATCAGCAACGCGTGCAGCGAGGTATGGACGAAGGTCTCCGGGGCCATGGGCGAGGAGATGACGAACACCCTGAGCACCGTATTCAAGGCGGCATTCAGCGAGGAAGGCATGGAGATCGGGACGGAATTCGTCTCGGCCATTGCGTCGGCCATGCAGGGAGACTACGCCAGCGCCATCATTTCGGCGGCAACGGGATTGATCGACCTGCTGTTCACAGACACTGGAAAGCAGCTGACCGGCGGGACGGGAGACATGCTGCTGAAACTGTTTTCCGGAATTCAAAATGGAGACCTTGCCGGAAAGCTTGCCAACATCGGCACGGCGGCTGCGAATGTGGGCAATTCCATGAGCAGTCTTCTGCCAATGCTGGGAAAGCTGGGAACGACAGGAACCGGCGCAGCAGTATCCATTGGCGGCATCGGTACGGCACTGGGCGGCCTTGGCGGGGCAATCATGGCGGCATTGCCGGAGCTGCTGATCGTGGTGGGCGTGCTGGCGGCCATTGCGGCGGTGATCGGCGGCATTGCGTGGTTTGTGAGCAATCGCAAAAACCAGAACCGTGAGACCCACGTGGCAAAGGACATCGGCTCGGAGATCGACAAGGGTATCAGCGACGGCGTGAAGGAAGATGCGCCGCTCATTGACGATGCGGTGGACGATGTGACCCAGAACGCGATGGATGCTGCAAAGAGCACCCTTGGCACCATCAGCAAGGTAATGGGGGACGATTACGACTACACGCCGCAGATCGTGCCGGTCGTTGACCTGACGAACGTGCTGGAAGGGGCGGACGAGATCGACAATGCCTTTGCTTCCACCAGAAGTCTGAGTCTGGACGGCGACATCAGCCGGAACCTTGCGAACCAGATCGATGCGGAAGTACAGCTTCAAAATGGACTGAAAAACAGAGGAAACGACGACACGCTGAACGCCATCAACGGCCTTGCCGGGCACATGGACGGCATTGTGGACAGCATCCGCGGCATGAAGATGACCATTGACGGAAAGAAGACCATCGGATACATCGACAACCGGATGGGGCAGATCGCCGCAGCGAAGGTGAAGTGAGAAGATGGGAATTGTAAAAGACCTGACCGTCGGCCAGACCCTGAAGGTGTACGAGAATGGCACAGCGGTAGAATTTATCGTAGCGCAGCATGACTATGAGAAAGACCTGAACGGCAAGGGAAAGACGCTGCTGATGCGGACGAAGATCCTGCCGGACAGCGTTGGGTGGGGCAGCAAAAATGCAGACGTTTCGTGGGAAAATGAGCCCACCCTGCGCGAAGCGTCTGAGTGAAGCTGCTCTGAAAACGATCGTACCTATGACGATCCGATACAGCTATGGCTCCAACAGCAGCGGCACGCTGAAGGATCAGAGATTCTTTATCCCGACAGCGGACGAGTTCACGCAGTTTCCGGGAGGGAAAACGTTCTGGGAGCGCTCCTTCAGCGGTGGCAGAGAAAACGCCACCGTGAATGCAAACGGCTGGGATGTATACGACATCTGGCAGTACAGCTTTGCCTGCCGGAATGCGAAAACCGGCGACGATCCCTCGAACTCTGATAATAAGAATTGCTGGGGATACATCGAGGGTGTCGGCGTCAAGCGCGGCAAAGGCGCAGACCCCGGTGACCCGGGACACATCACGACCTATTGGTACACGGGTTACCATGACACCTCCATAGCGGGTGCACTGGTATGCTTCTGCGTGGATGAAAACGCTACGGTGGACGACAAGGGTGCCCTGACCAG